TTGCATTAGTACAAATTAGAAAAATTGCGATGGCTAAATTTGAGGGTGGCACTCCAAACGGTGGTGGTGGCGGTTCAATGGGTGGCGGTAATGATACTGCAACGCAAACCGTAACAAGTAGCGCACCGAGTTTTCAGATAGTAGGGAACGCAGGAACAAATCCTTTAAGCGGTTTAGGTGGCGCACCAATTAAGGCTTATGTTGTTTCTGCAGAAGTTACAACAAGTCAGCAGTTAGATAGAAATCATGTTAAAAACGCAACATTCGGATAATTTAAAAGTCAATAGGTATGAATAAGAAAAAAGTTATTGAATTAGTAATTGATGAAAATTCAGATAAGAACGGTATTAATGCAGTTTCGGTTGTATTAAATCCAGCGATTGAGGAGAATTTTATCGCACTTGCAAAGCATGAAGTAGAACTAAAAGAGATAGATGCTGAAAAGCGTTTATTAATGGGTGCAGCATTAATTCCTAACAAAGAAATTTATCGTAAAGACGAGCAAGGAAATAAGTTTTATATTTATTTCTCAAACGATACGGTAAGAAAAGCTAGTGAGATGTTTTTTCAAAACTCAAAGCAAAATAACGCAACATTAAACCACGATCAAAAAATCGAGGGAATGACAGTTGTAGAAAGTTGGATAGTTGACAACCCCGAAATGGATAAATCAAAAGAGTACGGCTTTAGTTATCCAAAGGGTACTTGGTGTATTGCTATGAAAGTAAACAACGATGAAGTTTGGCAAGACGTTAAGTTAGGGAAAGTTAAAGGATTTTCAATCGAGGGATATTTTATTGACAAAGTAGATTTAAGTCTATTTGAAAGCGAAGAGGAAAAACAGTTAAAAGAAATAATAGAAATTTTAAAATCAATATAAAATGACAAAAGAAGAAAAAATCATCAGTGAACTTTACAATGCGAAAAAAGTTGAACTAGGAACGCACAAAGTAGAGTTAGGATTAAGAGACGATATTATTTCAAATTTTCAGAAATATTTAGCTCAAAGAGATGTAGCAAAAAAAGCAATAAGTAAAGCAGAAAATGCAGTTATTGACGCTTATAATAATTATGCTGCTTTGGCTGGTTCGGCAAATGCTGCTATTGGAGATTTATCTACATTAAGAGCAAAAGCAAAAGAATTAGGAATAGAACTTGATCCTGACATGACTGGAATAGAGAAAAAAATGAAAGATGAATTAAAAATTATTAAACCAAATGCAACTGCAATACAAAATAGCGCAAAAGGTTTGGCAGATATTAGAGTTTCAATCAAATAATCATGGCAAAAACTAAAAGCAAAACAAGTCCTAAAGGTGGCAAACGTGGTTGCCTTTGCGATGATGGAATGTACAATTCAGAATGTTGTAATGGGGACTTACAAAATCAAGGAATTGGAAGTCCATTAAACCAAAGTGAAAGCACTGTAATTAACACGACAGAGCCTACAACAACGGTTCACACGCATTAAAAAGGTAACAGTTAATAAACATTTAAGTATATAAGTTATGAATGCAAAAGAAATCATAAATAAATTTAAAACTATTTTACAAATGGAAGTAAAATTAGAATCAATGATGTTGGCAGACGGTCAAACAGTCCTTGAAGCAAATATGTTTGAAGCTGATCAAGAGGTTTTTATCAAAACAGTTGACGAACAAATGATACCATTGCCAGTTGGCGACTACGAACTTGAAAACGGTCAAATCTTATCAGTAGTACAAGAGGGTATTATAGCTGAAATAAAAGACGTAGAAGTAGAAGAAGAAATGCCAACCGTAGAGGAAGAAGTCGAAGCGGAAGCAGAAGCACCGAAATCAGCACCAAAGAAAACGGTTGAAACAACAACTAAGGAAACACACTTTTCTAGCGAGGTAGTTGATGAATTGAAAGCTGAAATCGAAGCGTTAAAAACTGAATTAGCAAGCATGAAAGAAGCTAAAGAAGTTGAAGTAGAATTAAATGAGGAAGTAGAGCCGAAAAAAATCGAGTTCAATCCTGAAAATAAACAAGAGAAATCTAACTTTCAATACGGGACTAATAAAATGGAAACGATTGAAGATAGAATAAGAAGAAAATTATTTAACTAACATTTTTAAAATTTAAGAAATGGCAACAACAACAAGTATTACTACCACATACGCTGGTAAATTTTTGCAACAATACATTGCTACGGCTTTATTGTCTGCGCCAACTTTGGACAAACAATTGGTTACAATCAAACCAAACATTAAGTACAAAGAAGTTATTAAGAAAGTAGCAACGGGTGGTCTTTTAAAAGATGCTTCATGTGATTTTACCGCTACTGGTTCTATTACGTTGACAGAGAGAGTATTGGCTCCGAAAGAACTTCAAGTAAATCAACAATTGTGTAAGAAAGATTTTCACTCAGATTATATGAGCGAAGAAATGGGAATTTCTGCATACGATACTTTAGCACCATCTTTCGCTGATTTTATCCTTGCTCGTTATGCTGCGCAAGTTGCTCAAGAAAATGAAATTTCTTTCTGGAGAGGTGCAACAGGTACTTCAGGACAATACGATGGTATTTGTACATTAATTGCTGCGGATGCTGCTTTACCAACTGCTCAAGAAATTGCAGGCACAACTGTAACTGCTGCAAACGTATTAGTTGAACTTCGCAAAATTGTAGCTGCTATTCCTGCAACTATTATTGCAAAAGAAGATATGTTTATCTATTCGCCAGTTAATATATACTACGCTTATATCGCTGCTTTAGGTGGATTTGGTGCAAGTGGATTAGGTTCTAACGGTGTAGGTTCTAACGGTACAATGTGGTATTCAAACCAAGCGTTATCTATTGACGGTGTGAAAATCGTTTTAGCTGAGGGATTAGCTTCTAACGTTGCAATCGCTGCACAAAAATCTAATTTGTTTTTCGGAACGGGATTGGTTTCTGACATGAATACAGTTAAATTGATTGATACTTCTGAAACTCTAGGAGATGAGAATGTAAGAATCGTTATGAGAATGACTGGATGTGCTAACTATGGTTACGCAGAAGAAATCGTTACTTACGGTATTACAAATTCAGCTAACTAAGAATTAAATAACTGAATGAAAGGGGAGGTAAAGTGCCTTCCCTTTTTTGTTTAAAATAACTTTTAAAATTAAAAAAAAATGAGTTGCGATTTAACACTAGGGCGTTTAGAGCCTTGCAAAGATAACGTAGGTGGATTAGATGCTATCTACTTTATTAATTTCGGTCAAGCACCGATGAGTAATATTACAATTGATGCAGACGATATTATCACAGAAATTAGTGGAGTAAGCAGTATTTATAAGTTTGAATTGAAAGGTACAAACTCTTTCGACCAAGTTGTAAATTCTAGCCGTGATGCTGGTACTACATTTGTTGAGCAAACATTGTCTGTGATGCTTAAAAACCAAGATTCGACTACACATAAACAAGTTAAGATGTTAGCTTATGGTAGACCTCAAATTGTGGTTAAAACTAGAACTAACAAATTTTTCTTTGCTGGTATGGAATACGGTATGGAGTTAACAACTGCTAACGTGGCAAGTGGTACTGCAATGGCAGATGCTCAAGGTTACACTTTGACGTTTGTAGGTACTGAAAAGAACTTAGCTAACTTTATCGACTGTACAACTGAAACTGTATTAGCTGCAGCTATTCTTGACGGTGCAACCATTGTTACTGATTAAGAATTTTTAATAGTGAATTGAAGCGTATCTTAATGGTACGCTTTTTTTTTTGAAACAAATTTAGGTTTTAAAAGTCTATAAGGTATGATAGTTTTACAAGAAACAAATATTACTCAAACTTTTCAATGCGCACCTAGACAAGTGGGTTTTGATGTTATTAGGGTATTTAGTGAAGCTGAAAATACATTTTCCGACATTACAGAATTTACCACTACGGGTGGCGGTTACTATATTAACGTTTCAGCAATTTTTGATCTAAGGGAAAATTTCACTTATACGATTAAATTACTAAGCGAGGGAACTGTAATTTTTTACGACAAAATGTTTTGTACAAATCAAACGGTTTCTGATTTCAGCGTAAATGATAACGAATACATACAAAGACAATCAGCAAATAATTTCATAGTTATATGAGTGAAATAAATCCAAATATTAGAGTAATTGAATTAAGCAGTTACGAAGCGCCAAAGATTACGGAAGACAAGAAGAATGATTGGGTAACTTTTGGAGATAATAACAGTTACTTTCAATTTCTAATCGATAGGTATAAGAATAGCACAACGAATAACGCAGTAATAAACAATATTACTAGACTTATTTATGGGCGTGGTTTAAGTGCCTTAGATGCTTCGAGAAAGCCAAATGAATACGCACAAATGATGAGTGTATTTAGTCCTAACGAAATAAAAAAAAGCGTAACAGATTTAAAGATTTTTGGACAATGTGCTATTCAGGTTTCAAAGAGTAAAGGAAAAGTATTAAAATCGTTTCATATTCCAGTACAATTATTAGCACCTCAAAAATGCGATAAAGACGGAAACATTAACGGGTATTTCTATTCGGACAACTGGGAAGATATTAAAAATTTTCCTCCTAAATTAATTCCAGCGTTTGGAACTTCAAAAGAAGACATTGAGATACTTTACATAAAACCTTATTCGGTTGGTATGAAGTATTTTTCTTATTGTGATTATCAAGGTTGTATTCCATACACAAAATTAGAGGAAGAAATAAGCGACTATTTGATTAACGAAGTACAAAATGGATTTTCAGGTACTAAAGTAATTAATATCAATACGGGAAGCTACACGGAAGAACAACAAGACGATGTAAGCAAACAGATTTTAAACAAAGTAACGGGCGCAAAAGGTAAAAAAGTTATCGTTTCATTTGTTAGAAACCAAGAACAAAAGACTACTATTGACGATGTACCGTTAAACGATGCACCACAACATTATCAATATTTATCGGATGAATGCCGAAATAAAATAATGGTTGGACACAACGTAACAAGTCCTTTAATTTTTGGTATTACGTCAAGCAATGGATTTTCAAGCAATGCAGATGAATTAAAAAATAGTGTTGTTTTGTTTGACAACATGGTTATTCGACCTTTGCAAGACTTATTGATTGAAGCGTTTAATCAGATTCTAGCGGTTAATGGAATTTCTTTGAAACTTTATTTTAAAACTTTGCAACCTTTGGAATTTACTGATTTAGAAAATGCACAAAGTCAAGAACAAGTAGCAGAAGAAACGGGAACAGAATTAAGCAAAGTAAATACGGAACTAGAAGAAATTATTAACCAAGCGGAAGAATTACAAGAGGGTTGGAAAATAGTTGATGAACGAGATGTTGATGTTGACTTAGAAGAAGAATTAAATTTACAACTTATAAATGCTGAATTAAAATTAAGCGACAAAGGAACGTTTTTAAGCAAGTTAGTTAACCTTGTTAGTACTGGTAGTCCAAAACCTAATTTAAAAAGCACACAAGACAAGAAAGTAGGGGATTTAAAGTATTTCAAAGTTCGATATAGATACACGGGAAACAATACGCCTGATAGGGATTTTTGCAAAGCAATGATGTCAGCAAGTACTAGACTATTCAGAAAAGAAGATATTGATTTGATGAGTTCAAAAGTTGTTAACGCTGGGTTTGGCGAAAACGGTGCAAATACTTACGATATTTTCAGATTCAAAGGCGGTGCAAGATGCCACCATAAATGGCAACGTGTAACAATGATGTTGGACTTAACTAAAATGGAAAAAGGTTATCAGGATATTGGAACTAGAAGCGCAGAGATAAAAGGGTATAAAGTAACAAATCCTTACGAGGTTTCTATTTACCCTAATAATTTACCTTTAAAGGGTTTCAGTCCTAAAAATAAAAATTTACCCTCAGACGTTAAATAATGGCAAAGATACTTTTAATAGAACACACGGACATAGTAAAGTTCACGGCAATGAACGGGAATGTTGATACTGATAAATTCATTCAATATGCTTTGTATGCTCAAGATACGCACATTGAAACTTATTTAGGTACTCAATTACTGCAAAGAATACAAAATGATATTGAGAATGACGATTTAGCAACACCATATTTGGAGTTACTTAACAACTATATTAAACCGATGCTTATACATTGGGCATTTGCTGAATATTTACCTTTCTCAGCTTATACCATAGCGAATAAAGGAGTTTATAAACATACAAGTGAGAATGCTCAAAACGTTGAGAAAAATGAAGTAGATTATTTAGCAAGTAAAGCGGTTTCAATGGCGCAGCATTATACAGATAGATTTATTTCACACATGAATTTTTACTCTAGTTTGTTTCCTGAGTACAATACAAATTCAAACGGGGATGTTTATCCAAATTCAAACTCAAATTATTTAGGATGGATTCTGTAAAAAAGCCAAAGCAGTACAAGCCAAAAGCGGAGAATGTAAAGAAGTTGATTATTTACTTAAATAAGCAAAAGAAAAATGACTGAGTTTTATAATATAACAACGGATTTAAAAAATGCTTTGATAAATTCGCCTTTTGTGAATACTGTTACAACTGGTGGACTTGAAGATGTGGATCTAAATAAAAAAACTATTTTTCCACTTTCGCACATTATTGTAAATTCAGCAATACCAAAGTCGCAAACAGTATCTTTTAACGTTTCAGTTATTGCAATGGATATTGTAGACGAAAGCAAGGAAACGACAACCAATATTTTTGTAGGCAATGATAACGAGCAAGACGTCTTAAATACGCAGTTACAAGTGTTGCTAAGGTTATCTAAGGAGATGACAAACGGGCAATTGTTTGGAGAATTAATACAAGTTATTGGAGAACCTACATGCGAACCATTTACAGATAGATTTGAAAACAAGTTAGCGGGTTGGACAATGACATTTGATGTTGAGATTCCTAACGAGATGACTATTTGCGGTACAACTATTCCAAGTACAAATTGTTTAGATGCTTTTATACAAAATTCAAATGGTAGTTTTTCTTCTTATTTGGCTAGTGGTTCAAATACTACTTTAGAAGATGTACAAATGAGTGTGTACGATCAAAATGATAATTTACTAACTTCAGTAGTTATACCTAGTAATATACCACAAAGTATTTATGTTGAAATAACACCATGTGCACCCATTGAAGTAAATGCAATTGTAAAAAATTCAATTGATAAAACTATAAATGAAGTTTTAGTAACTCCTGAAAATCCAAATATTTCAGTTCCTGATACTAATTTAAGTAATTCAACATCAAGTTTTAGTGTTGATATTCCAAGTTGTAATCCTTATATGATTCCTGATACTGAAATAGTTTTAAAAGATACAGACGGAAACGTTATTTCAACAAATGATTTTTCAAGTTGTGAAAGCTATGATTTAGAAGCTCCTGACGGTGCAATTACAGTAAACGGTTCAAGTGTTGGTAGTGTTAAATCAAACGGTTCACGTGCTTTATTGGTAAAATTAAATGGTACTAATTCGGGCGTTTACGATGGTATTAATACTATAAATGTAACAGATAAGAATGTTTTTATCAAAGGTTTGTTTCAATCAGGAAACATAGCAATGAATCAACTTACAATAGATGCTGAAAGCGTTGGAACTTTTACAAGTACAACAAATGACGGAGCAAGTGGAACGATAACATTTAGAAAAAACACCGTTGTTGTTTCTTTACCTTTTACGTTGGACATTGGAGATATATTGGATGTTTCAAGAACAATAACAGCATCAATCGGATTCTTTAAATTAACGGGAACTTATGCGTAGATACATCTATTATGGTTCATCTAATCCACACATTTCTGAGTGGAGAACAACAACGGTAAACGAAACAGTTACTTTACCTTATGAAGCTTCGGGTATTTACGATGGATTTATTGATTGGGGTGATGGAACAACAAGCGTTAATTCATTTGCAAATAGATCACACGTTTATTCAACGGCTGGATTTTACAACATCACTATTTACGGAAGCGTTGTAGGTTTTAATTTTAACATATCAACAAGCAAAACAAAAATTTATAGGATATTTCAGTGGGGAAGTAATTTCAATCTTGGTAATAATGGAGCTTGTTTTAACGGATGCACAAATCTTAATTTAACAGTTGTTTCTGATGTTTTAAGTACTCAAAACATAAGTACTTTTTCAAATTTATTCAAAGATTGCACTTCAATAACTACAATTAATAGAATTAGTGAATGGAATATAAGCAACATTACTAACTTGAACGCTTGCTTTACTGGTTGCACAAATTTCAATCAAAATATTTCTAGTTGGAACGTAGTCAATGTTACTATAATGAGTAGTATGTTTAACAATTGCATAAATTTCAATCAAAATATAGGTTCGTGGAATGTAAGCAATGTTAATACTATGCTTGGGATGTTTATTAATTGTACAAACTTTAATCAAAATATAGGTTCGTGGAATGTAAGTAATGTTACCAATATGTCTTTCATGTTTCAAAATGCCATAAATTTTAATCAAAATATAGGTAGTTGGAATACTTTAGCGGTTACAAATATGAACTCAATGTTTAGGAGTGCAACAGCTTTCAATCAAAATATAGGAAATTGGGATATTAGAAATTGTTTGAACTTTACAAATTTTATGTTTGGTAAAACATTTAACAACTATTCAACTACTAATTATGATGCTTTGTTGATTGGTTGGGCTTCAAGACCAGTAAAACCAAATATTTCTATTAACTTTGGAACGATTAAAAGAACATCAGCATCGACTGCAGCAAGATTAGTATTAACAAGTTCTCCAAATTTGTGGACAATAGTAGACGGTGGGATATGAGATATTTTTTAGCACATAATGGATTGAATATTTTTCATGTTGGGAAACTTGATAAAGATATGGAAGTAGTAACAGGTCAACCATATTTAGAGTATTTTAATACTTTAGAAGAATTAATAGCAAGATTAAAAGAATATAATCAAGAAATACCAAATGAAATATGACAGAGGCGGTTAAAATATTTAAGACCTACGGAGGGTTAGGAGTGCTATCTGTTTGGTTATTCATGACGAATAGTAGAGTCGATAAATTAGAATTAGAATTACAAGCGTGTAACGATTCTAAAATTGATATTTACCGTGAACTTACGAAACCAATTACAAGCCGTAATAACGAGGATATACCGCCTTTAGTCGCAATTTTATCACAATCAATTTCACTTAAAAATATAGAAGATGAAGAATGTTGAAAAAACAAAACCAAAAAAAGGATTTTTTAAACGTTTGAGAGCAAAGACTCCAGATAATAATAAAAAAGTAGGTAAAATCGCAAGTGTCATTGCTTTAATTGCGGGTGGTATTCTAACGGCTGGAGTTATAACCGCACCTTTGGGAATAACTATTTTAACGGTTGTATCAACTGTTAGTGGTGGCGTTGCTCTTTATAATGGTCAAAAAGTTGATGATTCAGAAAATTAGTGTATATTTGTCCCAGTTTGGACACTAGAGCAATTTAGATTGGTTATCGAAAGACTTGTTATTAATTTAGCAAGTCTTTTTTTATTTATATATTTACGGTAAAAAATCACTTCTATGGATCAATTATCATTAGACAGAATTAAGCAAGCACACCCGAAAGTTAGGGAACAACTGCTAAAAGATTATACCGATGCCAACAACTTACTAGGTAAGGGCGCAAGGCTTCGTTTGGCGTATGTATTTAGAACGCCTGAGGAGCAAGATGCACTATTTAAAAAGAAGCCAAAGGTTACAAATGCAAAAGCGTGGCAGTCGATTCACAATTACGGTTTAGCCTTTGATATTGTTTTATTGTACGATAATAACGGAGATGGTAAATTTGAGGAAGCTAGTTGGTCAATGACTAGAGATTTTGACAAAGATACTATTGCAGATTGGATGGAAGTAACAAACTTATTTAAGTCGCGCGGTTGGTCGTGGGGTGGAGATTGGAAGTCATTTAAAGACAATCCACACTTTGAAATGAACTTTGGATTAAATTGGCAACGAATGAAAGCTAAGATTGATTCTAAAGACTACACGACTGAAAACGGCATTAAGTACATTAATCTAAAATAATTACTATATTTGCAGAGTTCAACACCAAAGTGAACATCATACTTTTTCGTTTAGGTAAAAGAAAGCACTTCATAATTGAGGTGCTTTTTTAGTTTTACCAATCATCACAGATTTTAACCGTTCATCACAATTGTAGTATTTTATCGAAAGGTAGTAAGTAGATTTGTAGAAATTTAAAAGGAAAAGTTATGGAATTTAAAGGAACAAAAGGAGAGTGGTATGTTAGTAAAGATTGTAATGTATTCTCTAAATTAGTTGAAGAAAGAGTAAAAAATCATAAAGACGCATTTGTAAGAATTTCAACAGACGGAGAAATCGCAAAATGTTGGACAGATTTATACGATAATACAATCATACCCGATGAAGAAGGAAAAGCCAACGCCCAACTTATAGCGAGTGCGCCTGAGTTGTTGGAAGCGTTGAATGAGCAACATAAATTTTTGATTTACTGCCGTGATAACATGAAGGTTTCTCGACCAGTATTTAATCAAAAGGCGTTGCGCCTTGAAAAGTTAATCGAAAAAGCAACTAAAATCGACTAAGATGGAAAACGGAAAGGAAACAATAAAAAGCCTAGAAGCTAAAATAAAGCGACGTAAGGAACTTATTGCTTATTTGAATGATAGAATAAATGTTCTTAAAAAAAGACTTGATAGCGACGTTATTATAGATATGCGATTTATTGACGAAATTAACGATGAAAAAGAAGAAATTGTAACTCTAAAAAAAGAGATTCAAGAATTAGAAAAGGAAACAAAGCAGTTAAAAAGGTCGGTTGCTATTTTGGAAAGTAATTAATATAAATCAAAGTAAAATGACAAACGTAAAAAATTACACATCGCAACAACTACTTGATAGAGTTGAACAATTACCAAGTTTCAAAGGTTATCCCGAAACTTACTGGATTTTAGGAGTTAGAAGCAATGAGGATGAAACGGATAAATTTGACGACAAATGTTATTTATTTCGTGGATCAAAATTCGTTCTTGTAACTTCTTGTACAACAAATAAAGGTAATAAAGGCACGGGCGTTGTTTGTGCGAATGTTTGGAATTACGGCGCATGGATTATCGGAAAGCACAAAGGCAAGGTTAAGGCGGGCTTACAAAGAATCGGTTTCCCTTATCAAAGAGATTTCACAAATGATGGCAAAACAAATCCAACGACTGAAATAATGAAAGACATTCGAGGTTTCAACTTTCATCCTGCGTCACATGATATTAATCAGAAAGTTGTGAAAACAAATATAGGTGGATGGTCAGAGGGTTGTTTCGTGTTGAATGACATTCCAATGTATCTAAAAATTATCAACCTCTTAGAACCGCAGAAAGTATGGTCAATGGTAATAGTTGACGAGTTTTAAAAACTGAAAGCACCGTAAAAAGTGCTTTTTTTTATGTCTCAAAAATAATTTATTATAAAATATAGTAAAATGTAATAAAAAGTATTATCTTTGCTGAAATATTAAATTTTAGTTTATGAATGAAGTTGTAAAAGTGAATCCATCGGAGTATGGAATTGAAGAAAAAAAAGCAAACAAATCGAAAATTTATAATCATGGCAGAATTTAAAGAAAAAGACAAGAAAAAAACAGTATCTGGAGTAGGTTTGACAGATGCGGAATATGAAGCATTAAGACCACTTGCAATCAAAAAACTTCGCAAAACAACGAAACGAGAATTAATCCACATGGCTATTGAAATAGCTATTGGAACGATTAAAAAGTAAAATCTAAAAAATAAAGTTTATGAAAAATTTGTATTTGAAAATTGCTCAAGTAAAACAAGAAGTAGGCAAAGTTTCTAAAAATTCAAAAAATCCACATTTTAAAAACACCTATGCGGATTTAAATGCTTTAATTGATGCAGTTGAACCGATACTACTTGAAAAGGGTTTGTTGATGTTACAACCTATCGCAGAGGGCAAAGTTTGCACCGTGATATTTGATGTTGAAACAGAATTAAGCATTGAAAGTTCAATTGCTTTACCAGTGTTAAGTGATCCTCAAAAATTAGGTTCGGCAATTACTTATTTTAGACGTTACACTTTGCAAAGTTTATTGAGTTTACAAGCTGAAGACGATGACGCAAATAAAGTAAGCCGAAAAGAAACACTTTCAGACGAAAGGTTTACCAACGCTTTACAAGCAATCGCAGACGGTAAAGCAACAAAAGAAAGTTTAATTAACAATTTCAGTTTAACCGCTAATCAATTAGCACAATTATAATAATCATGCAAGAGAATCACATTTACGACATCGATAGAGATGCAGAAGCAAACGGTTGGGCAAACGCTCAACCTAGCAACTTTGACCTAGTAGTTGCAAAGGATAGTTTAATACCAACGGTTGAAAGTTCAATTCAAACTTTGATTAATGGAGTTGAAAATGGAGAAGTAACTGGATTAGATGTTTTCGCAACATTTAAGAAGTTGGAAAAGATTTTTGACGAAGCCAAAAGGAAAGTTGAGGAGTACGCAATGCTTGAAGCGAGCCGACAAAGTAAAACTTTTGTAATCGCTGGCGTGGAATTTACTTCTAAACAAGGTTACGCTATTTTGGATTACGAGAAAGACGACCTTTACATAAAGTACAAGCAACAACTAGCGAATCGTAAAATATTACTTGACAACGTATTTAAATCAGGTGATGTGTTATTCGATGCTGACGGTGTAGAAGTTCCAAATGTGGGTGTAAAAACCTACTCAAAAGATAGTTTAAGTGTAAAATTTAAAACCAAGTAAATATGAGTGCAATTATCCAAATGTCAATTGATGTAACAAAGATTGACAAATCAAAACTTAAAGACGGTAAATATTTAAACGTGAATATTAGCGTTAACGATGAAACGAAATACGATAACAACGTTTCAATGTGCTACAACCAAACGAAAGAGGAACGTGAGTCAGGTGCAAAGAAAACATATTTCGCTAACGGTAGAGTAGTTTGGACTGACGGAGTTATTAAAGTTGCTGAAAAAACTATTCAAAATGATATTCCAGCTGGTAACGTTTCAAGTGAAAGTTCAGATTTGCCTTTTTGATCTAAATTAATCAATGGCGTATCACTGCTTTTAAGCATAAGTACACATTTAAGAGTCCGTTATTCCTAGAGTCTAACGGATTTTTTTATTTTATTTCAAAAATAATTTAAAAAACTTGCATTATATTAAAATGTTTTCATTACTTTTGCTCTATACAAACGAAAAAGTTATGAGAATTAAAGCTAACACAACAAGCAAATCTAAAGCGAATAGACTTCGCAGAGTTGAGAAATCAGTAATTAAGGCAAATCCATTTAAGATTGCATTTTTCCCTTATTCAGAGCGAATGATACACTTTCGCATCAACGGTAAAGGTAAGGTTATCGAAACTACTAACTATCACTTAAACGACTAATTATGGCATTCAATAATTTCAACTACGATCATGACGGAATCACTTTCGAAGTGTTCTATAAAAAGAACCGTGAAGACGAACCCGAAATCGATAGAATCATGCTAGGTAAACACGATGTTACAGATGAGATTCAAGATACTATTGTTTTCAGCTTCATTGACGACACGTTAAACGAAAAATTCAACAACGATGATTTATAAAACCAAATCAGATACGACACCGACAAACCTTTTTATTCCTAGTCATTTAGTTGGCTTGGAGTTGGAGGGAGTGTTACAAGGCAATTTAGTGGTAAAAAAGGCGCACGTTTCAATCCATACTTTCGACACTATCACAGTAATTGAAGAAAGCGAGTGCGAGAAAACAAAACGCACATTTTACCAAGCGATTGCCTACTTGAATAAAAAACGATATTTTATAATTTTAAAAAAAGCAAAATGAAAAAAGAAGAAATTTACGTTGTCATAGATGACGAACAAAAAAGACAAAGAGCGATTCAGATATTAAGTGATGCTGGGGAAAATATTGATTACTCAAATTTCGAATTGTCAGAAATATTAAGAGTTCATTCTGTTGATAAAGATTGGTTTTTAACTACTACGGATTTTTGTAAAACATTACAAGAAATAACCCTCGACCAACTAGAGCTATTGCTTAACAATAAATATATTTCATTTTGGGAAACACCAGTAGAACCTATTAAACTAGACGCTTTAAAACTAATAGCTGAAAGTTACGGCTTTGAGTTGGTTGAGAAAAAGCGTGAAATTAAAGTTGGGGATTTCGGGAAGTTTTGGGATATCGAAGAAACTAATTATTTTGGGTTTGTAAAAAACATTAGAATTGAAAGTTCATTTCCTTTTATACCTGAGGGCGGTGTTATTTATAAAAACTTTCGCCACCTAACAGACGAAGAAAAGCAAGCAATAACAGAAAATTGGTAGGTTATGCCGTACATTAGAAAAGCAACACAAAAAAGAATCATTGAGTTACTAAAAATAAATGTTTCAATGTCAGACTTAAAGACGCAATTTAATGCAACTGAGGGACAGTTAATCGAGATAATGAAAGGAATAGGTATGTACGGGAGTAAAAGTGCAACGGTGGGCTTTAAAAGTGAGCCTTACTTTGTTGGAGACTTCAACACAATACCTAATTACTCAGTAAATGATTTAAGCAGTCAAGAAAAAACGATTTATGAAACGTTGTTATAAGTGCGATAAAAGGAAACCTTTATTTTTATTTAAAAAGGATTCTAGTAAATACCAAATCAGATCCAGTCAAGGTAAGTGTATTTGTTGCAGAAAATGCAACGTTAAATTAGCCTTAAAAGTTGGAGGAGTAATGAAAAGAATAGAGGGTAAGTTTACCTTTGTAAAATTAAATAGAGTACAAATAATCAAATATTTTTTAAGATGATAATAGAACAAGTAAAAGCTGGTCAACGTTGGAGTAATGCAACAAGACACCAAATAGTCGAAATAACGCAACAGTACGGGCATTTAGTTTGGTATCGTATAGTCGAACAAGACACGGAGATAAGAAGAAAAGAAGTGAGCAAAGAGATAAGTCACTTTTTGAATAGCTATACGCTAATTAAGTAGGTTATGAAAGAACCATTAGACAAGTACATTGAGTACTTTAACCCACAACACCACGAAAAGTATCGCTTAAGCTACTTGGTTACATTAAAAAAATTAGTGTACATACACCTCAGGAAACAAGGTTACTCAAAGCGGGATTTAATGCAAGTGTTTAGGTGCAATATTTCAAGTATCAGAAATTTGGAAAAGTCGCAAAAAGATTTGGTAGACCACAACGATTATTTCAAAGACAATTGGATGTGGATTATTTGCTCACGTCAAAAGCCCGTTCAAGTGATGAATACTTATGCGGAACATGGTAATCAAAAAGTAGGTTTTAAAATGGTTTTAATGAAAAGTTTATGTTAACACAACCACAAAAAGACGATCTAGCGCACATCGTAATGGCGACAATGCAAATACAGTCAGCTATTCACACGTTGGACAAAGTTACGGGCGAAGGTAACAAGTTTAAACATCTGAAAAAGAAAGAATGGAACGACTTTATTGAGTACATTCAAAAGTTCCTTAGAAAGCACGAGATAGAGTTGTATGACTTGACAGCGAAAATGCCAGAGCAAAGTCAAAACTACATAGACTGCGTAAATGAGTTCGACAAAGTAGCGGAAGAAATGAAAGTAATTTTGCCGTAGTTAAGAAATAACTAAATTAATGAAACGTAGCGCTTTAAGTGTTGCGTTTTTTTGTTTTTAGGTGCGAACAAATAGGTGTGAGTTCGCACTGTTCGCACTAAAAAAATATTTTTTAAAATAGAAAATTTATTTTTTTTGTATTTTTTTTTGGAGTTCGCAGTGAACTATTAGTTAAGTTGCTGATTGTTAACGTTTCTAGGTGCGAACAAAGGTGCGAAATAGGTGCGAACTTTGTTCGCAGTAAACAAAGTGATAACTTATTATTTTTTTTGCTTTCTTTAAATAAAAATTACTATATTTGCAGAAGTCGAATACATCCACTTAAGACTAAAAGAAGTTATTTAAAGCCTTGTAAAGTTAGACGGAGTGGATGCCGTTTAATTTTTCAGGGCTTTTTCATTTAACTAAAATATGGACGAAAACAAATTACTTAAATTTCTGGAATATTTCTCAGTCATCACAATCGGAGAAAGCAAAGTTCCAAACTTTCCATGGAAAGAGCAACAAAGTGAAAAACTAAGCGAGGAACAATTTTTAAGACAACTTAAAGCACCAACAACTGTTGGAGTTGGAATAGTTACTGGATTTGAATTTCTTGAAGTAATCGACATTGATACCAAAGTATTCAGTACACAATTTGAGAAGGATGAATTTTGGAATGAATTTTACCAAACTTTAAAAGACAATATTGTAGATTTTGAACAAAAGTTTGCAGTTTACCAAACTAAGTCTGGAGGTTATCACATTCTTTATAAATCAAAACGAGTTCAAGGAAATACTAAAATTTCTAAACTCAAAGGACATAAAGAAGCGATTATCGAAACGAGGGGGAACGGTGGCTATGTTTTTATCTATCCTGAAAAAAAGTACGGTAAACTTTCTTATTTTGATATTGACTTTGTATCTGATGTAGATCGTGAAATACTTTGGTCAATTGCTAAGATCTACGACCATGTAGATGTTAAACCAATAGAGCCTAAAAAAGAGCCCAAAGTTTATTCAGAAAATGAAGTTACACCGTGGGAAGATTTTAATAACAAGACAGATATTTGGGATGTAATTCAAAACGAATTTTTTATACCAAGGAACGGACAGAAATCTAAATACTACCTGGTAAAAAGACACGGTGCAGAAAGTGCGCATAGTGGATATGTGTTTCGGGATTCTGGTTGTTTGTATCTTTTCACAACTGGGACAATTTACCCAAATGAAAAATTGATAAGTCCATTCATTGCATACGCTTTTAAATATCACAATGGGGATTTTTCAGAAGCTGGAAAGGATTTGTATGAACAAGGTTTTGGAAGTAGATTAAAAAAGAAAATTAAGGAACTAGAGCCAAATATACCAAAAGAAATAAAACTTGAAAACGTTTCTTTTCCAATTGATATTTTCCCTAAAGAAATTCAATTTTACCTTACTGAATGTGCTACAAAATTAGATTCAAATATTGACTTTATGGGAGTATCAATGCTTTGGTTGATTTCTGTATGTATTGGAAATTCATTTGAGATTGAAGTAAAGAGGGGATGGATTGAAAACGGGGTGCTTTGGGTGGCGGTTGTTGGTAAAGCGGGAATAGGTAAAACACCAAGCATAAACAACGTTATTTTTCCTTTGATGAAATCGAATGCAAAGGAAATTAAACGCTACATTCAAGAAGCTGAAAAATATAACCACTATCAATCTTTGAGTAAAAAAGAGAAAGAAGACTATCCTGAAGTATTTGAGCCAAAAAAAACGCAGTTCATTGCAAACGATATTACACTTGAAGCACTTGTAGAACTACACCAAGAAAGCGATAATGCTGTAGGAGTTTTTAAGGATGAATTGGCGGGGTGGTTAAAAGACATGAATAAATATAGAGCAGGTTCTGATTTGGAATTTTGGCTTAGTTGCTGGAGTGGTAAATCTGTTTCAATGAATAGAAAGACGGCAAGGAGTTCATTTGTTGAAAAGCCATTTATTCCCGTTTTGGGCGGAATTCAGCCATCAATATTTACTTCATTTTCCACTGATGAAAACAAAGAAAATGGATTTATGGATAGAATGTTACTTTCTTTTCCTGATGCGGTTGTAGATTCTTATAACGATAGTGAACTTGAATACGATACCATCAAATGGTATTCAGAAAACATTACCAAATTTTACCAAGGTATTAAATCACTAATCAAAAGAAATGAAGACGGGGATATTTTAGCGATTAGGGCAAAATTTAGCACGGATGCAAAAAAAGAATGGGTGCGAATATTCAATAAAATAACAAGTTCACAAAATAATGAAGATGAAAACGAGTATTTGAAATCAATGTACCCGAAACAGAAATCTTATATTCCACGTTTTGCATTGCTTATAAACTGTTTTGAATCGTTCTTTGATGAATCGGTAGGAATGAATGAGATAACTCAAGAATCAATTTTAAAAGCGGAAAGATTGAGCGATTATTTTGTATTGAACGCTAGAAAAATAAAGATTGAATCGACAGAAACAAACCAGATTAAGCAAACTATTAAGAAATCTGAAACGAATTTAGATAAAATCAAAGCAATCTATTTACACGATGCTGATTTTAACCGTACTAAGGTAGCTGAATTATTAGGAGTTACTAGAAGATACATTCAACAAACTATTAAAAAAATTGAAGACAATGAAAAAAAATCTTAGAGATTACCAGCAACAAAATGCGATTGAGTGCGCACATATTTTGAAAAAAAATAACCTGGTTTATATTCAACATTCAGTAAGAACGGGAAAGACCGCCACCGCATTACAAACAGTTAGACTAAGCGTATTTAAAAACGTATTATTCTTGACAAAAAAGAAAGCGATTTCAAGTATTCAAGAAGATTATAAAGATTTTGGATTTTATGAGTATTTTCACTTGACAGTGATTAATTACGAATCAATACATAAGATTGAGCCGAATAACTTTGATTGCATTATACTTGATGAAAATCACGTAAATTCAGCATTCCCAAAGCCATCTAAAAGAACGAAAGAAATAAAATTGAGATTCGGACATTTGCCTATGATTATGTTATCTGGAACTCCAGCGACTGAAAGCAGTTCACAATGGTATCATTCTTTTTGGATGTCAAAATACAGTCCATTTAAAGAGTACACTAATTTCTATAAATGGTCAAAAGACTTTGTGAACGTTACTGAAAGAAATTTAGGTTACGGATTGATAAAAGATTATAGCAAAGGAATAGATGAAAAAATCAATAATTCAATTAAACATTTACTACATAAATTTACCCAAGAAGATGCGGGGTTTGAATCAAAAATTACTGAAAATATACTTTACTGCGAGATGCACCCGCAAACAGATGTTATTATTTCAAAGTTGAAAAGAGATAAAATAATCGTAGGAAAAGACTACACAATTTTAGCAGATTCAGCCGTAAAACTTCAAAATAAGTTACATCAACTTTATTCTGGAACAGTAAAATTTGAGTGCGGGCATTCAATGGTAACTGATTATTCAAAAGCAGTTTTTGTTAAAGAGAAATTTCCAGACTGTAAAATAGCTATTTTCTATTATTTTAAAGAAGAATATAAAATGCTAAAAACTATTTTTGAAGACAAAATAACGGATTCTTTGGATGAATTTAATACAACTGATAAATCAATAGCACTACAACAATATGCGGGTGCGGAGGGTATTTCATTAGCGAAAGCGGATGCACTTATATTTTTAAACTTTGGCTTTAGCGGATCTAAATTTATTCAATCAATTGATAGACTTACAACAATGACAAGAAAAGAAAATAATATCTTTTTTGTCTTTGGATTATTTGGTATTGAACAGAAAGTTTATAATTCAGTTAGCAAGAAACAAACATACACAACAAACCAATTTAAGCGAGATTATGAGTTTTCAAAGTAAATTGATAGCGAAGTATAAAAAGCAAGGTTTTATAGTTCTAAAATCAATTAGAATGAATGAAAACGGATTCCCAGATTTGCAACTACTAAAGGGTGGACAGTCAGTATTTATTGAGGTTAAGGAAAACGGGGACACATTAAAAGAATTGCAGAAGTACCAGATTGACCGATTAATTTCTAAAGGATTTACGGCATTTTGTCTTCATGAATCAAAGGGCATCATTTATCCAATCGACAGCGAGATAGAGAAATTTAAAGAATATTTGTAAACTGATTTCCAACTTTTTAAAAAATAAAGTGAAAATAAATTAATAAAGTTGTTGTTTATTAAGATTTAATGTGTAGATTTGAGGAAATATTTAAACGGAAAAAGATAATGACAAACAATACACGTAACGCTGGTAGGCTAGCGATAAAAGACCGTGAACGAGTAACTGTATTTGTGAGCGGAAAGCATAACGTAAAAGTGATTAAAGCAACTGCAAAGAGTTTGCAAGTTTTAGAACCTAAAAAGAAAAAAGATGAAAACAACGATTGTAAGTAAAGAAGTAAACGAGGAAATTGATTGGTCTATTCCTCAGTGGGTGATTTCAGAAGACGGAAAAATAGTTTTTTCAAATGGCTTTCATGATGATGATTCTTTTGAAGGAACAGCATTACCATGTACACAATCACCAATTGGAGAATTTTGTAAACATTGGGGTAAAAGCTGCTATAAACCAATTTCAAAAGACGGTTTAACTATTCACATTCAAAATGATTAATTATGAGTGAAGTATTAATAGCAACGGTAGTAGTGATGCTTACCGTTTTATTTGGATCAATTATCATTAACGAAAATTTAAACCGTCCAAAGTATGAAATCCGATTTATTGAGGGTTGGTTTGTTATCCGAGATATTAAGTCAGGTACGCACATAACAAGGTTTAGAAGTAAAGAACAAGCAGAGATTTGGTTTAACGAAAATTGTAAAGACGTATGAAAAGCGATTTGGAAGTAGGCGATTGGGTTTTTTATAAAAACGAAAAATATCAAGTAGGAGTTATTAATGGAGATAATACCATACGCTTAAAAACAGACAATAAAACACACCCTAATTACGACAATGGAACGATAGGGTGTTTTCATAGAAACAACGTTATAAAATTTGGAGAAATGATTAGCACGGCACAACTACAAAGTTTAGAGTTTGAGTATAACAACGAGTTAGAACGATACGAGTATAAAGACATCAGTTTGGAATTTAACGCTCTAGATTCGTCTGAAATGGTTGTTAAAATACAAGACTTTCAAGTTTACGGAATAAGAGACGTTAGGGATTTAAGAAAATTAATTGAATTGGTTTATGGAAGCTAGAGATAATTGGAGATTAGATAAGATAGAATTAGAGTTTATATCTTACGGAGATGATAAAGGTAAGTATAATGGTAAAATTAGATTTCAAAATGGAGAATATGAAAGTTTTAGTTTTAAAATTAGACCAGAAATGGCAAAGCCTTATATTGACTTAATGAGTGCAGATATTGTAAAATGTGCTGAATCATTAGGTGCTATATTAGTTGAATCATTAGGATTAAAATCAGATGAAAAGACAGTTTAACAGATACGAGCCACTTGGGAAAAATGGTGAGCGTATTATTTACGGCGTTGCAGTCGTTGTTATTATCGCTTTAGTTGCAAAATGTTGTGGTGTGATTCCAGAATAACGTTTTGCAACTTGGCTTAGTGCCGAAATAAAAAGATAAATTAATTTAAAAAGTAGAATATTATGAGTACAGAAAATGATTGTGAAAAAGTAGAAACTAAGGCATTGAGCCAAGATGCTGTTATAAGTAGGCTTATTTCAGATGTTAGTAATAAATGGTCAAATACAATTGATAATTTATTTAAAGAAGGTTTAAAAATAAAGGGTTTTGAATTTAAAAACGATTATGAATTAAAAGATTTTATAACTAAAAATTGTAAAGGAATTAGAAAAGATAATGAAATAACTTACTATGTAAATAACATACCGTTCTTTTTTTATGTTTATCCTTCTTGTGATTTTAGTAATATATTCAAAGATGGTAAATACATGGCAGAGTTTAATGGTGGTCGTTACGCTTACTTATAACGGTTTCGGGCTTGGCGATGTTGCCTCTCACAAATATTAATTAATAACATAAAGACAATGAGTAAAGATAAAATTATTAAAGAAGTACAGACTGGCAATATTGCCAAACACTTGTTAGTAGAAGTGGTTAAATGTTGTGATAATCCAGACGAAATGTGGAATAAACATTCGGATATAGATATTGGAACAGATACTGGTCATTACAGAGATCTAACTTACAACTTTTGTAATAATTGCGGTGAGGTTTGGAATGTAGAATTTGACTAACCATTTCTACTAACGTATGGTGCTATGAGAAGTAGCGGATTAATAAAAACTAAACTTTAAATAACAGATAAAATATGATAGTAGAACAAATGTTAAAAAACGCACAAATACCGCTATTGCATATAGCCGATGTTAGCGGTAGTGCTTTATTTCAAGGAGATTGCTTGGATATTATGCCTTTGATACCTGATAAATCGGTTCAGTTAATTTTGGCAGATTTGCCCTATGGCGAAACACATTGCAAATGGGACACAATAATACCATTTGAACCATTTTGGAATGAATACAAAAGGATATTAAAAGATGATGGTGCAATAGTATTGACTGCAACAAACCCTTTTGCTGCAAACTTAATAATGAGTAACCCAGAAATGTTTAAGTATGAGTGGGTGTGGAATAAAAAACTTACTGGTAGCCCTGCGGTTGCTAAATATAGACCACTACCTATATTTGAAAATATACTTGTATTTGGAAAAGGCAAAACTAAATACAATCCCGAAATGAGAACAGGCAAAATGAGAGTAAAAGGCAGAAAGACATTAGGTAATACAGGTGAGGATATTTCTGAAAACTGGAAAGGATTAAAAAACGGACATTTTACAGAAAACGACCAATATTTCCCAACAAACATTTTGGAAATACCAAACACGAATAGAACGGGGAAACAACACCCAACAGAAAAGCCTTTGGATTTGATGCTGTATTTAGTAAAAACATATACAGATGAAACGGATTTGGTTTTAGATAACACAATGGGAAGTGGAACAACCTGTTTGGCTGCAAAAGAACTCAACCGTAAATTTATCGGCATTGAAAAAGAACCTAAATATTATGAGATTGCTTGTCAGCGATGCGGTTTTTAGCATTACCGCTAACACAAAAATAAGCGATGGCTTTAGTCTCGCTTATTGACTGTTATAAAGCCGTTTTAATGGCGTGATGCCTGAT